CCCCAAATCTATGAATGGTTCCATCTCGTCGCCCCANACCCCAAGATATAGACAAATAACCNCACATTTTCCCAAAACACTTAGCGTTTNTCCCTCAAACACACAACCGTCACACTTTACATATCATATCCTTATAAATCAACAACTTAACCTAAAAGTTACCTCAAAATCGGCAATAAGTACGGCATTTGAATCATGTATAAATTACCCCCTAGTTAATCCAAAATCCATGACAAATTGAAAAAACGAACTATCATAACTTATTGATTCCAAACAATAAAAAGCGCCAAACACACAACCTAAATTGATGGGTTTCATAACTTTACATATTATTTTTGACCCCACCCCCTGACTTTTTTAACCTGGTAGGTATGTGTTTGAAATATAGAAAAGACCCCCTTAGGAGTCCCACAATTCTAAAAATGGGGGTATACTATATATGATTTTCCCGTGAGATGTACTTAGGGGGTTAATGCTACCCCCTCTTTTTTGTATAAAAAATCTTTACACTAAATTTAAATTAGCTGTACACTCTTGCTATGGACGCGTATATCCCAGAAATTGAGTCTAATATCACACTGCCAAAGAGTGCGCAGGAAGCTTTTCCGTCTCTAACACCCCAAGAAGAACTCAATATGCGTGCCAATGTGGTCGCTTTAATGGCAGATCTTACTGGTCAACCCATACTTCCTAACCAAAATAACGTCGAAGACGCTAAAGAATTAGCTGTAAAGATGGCTGAAGACCCAAAATTCCGCCCAGAATTCAATAAATACCCCAATGAAACCCTTGCAATGCTGGCTGGTATGGTTGCACAGATGAATGTACAGATAGTTGATGAATTATCTGAGCTAAAAACATATGTAGTTAATCAGTTAGTCCATTCAGTTGAGGCAGCTAAAGATGTTAAGACTAAAGTATCAGCTTTGAGAGTATTAGGCGAAGTAGATGGAGTTGATGCTTTTAAGAAACGCAGTGAAGTGACAGTAAAAATACAAACTATGGAAGAAGTTGAAGCTGAATTAATGGAATTATTAGATCAGGTAGAAGACAAATACATAGATGTAGAAGCAAAAGAGATCATAGACGAGGTTGAAAGTAAAAATGAGTGAGCTAAAACTCACCCAGGAGCAGTTATTTAAACTACGTTTAGTGGTAAAAAACCCTAAAACTCCGCCTGAAATTAAGCGAAAAGCGAAGGATTTACTGGAGAAATATGATGAGTTTCTCACACAAGAACGAGGAAAAGTATCCTTTTTGGACTTTGTTAAACACGTATACCCAGGCTACAAGGTCGGGCCACATCATCTCAAACTGGCTCAAATTTTTGAAGATATTGCTAACGGTAAGAAAAAACGTGTCATTGTTAATATTGCTCCACGACACGGTAAGTCTGAGCTCATTTCATACTTGGCACCCGCATGGTTCCTTGGAAAGTACCCCCAGAAAAAGATTATTATGGCATCTCACACAGCGGATTTGGCTGTTAACTTTGGTCGCCGTGTTAGGAACCTCGTTGGCTCAGATCCGTATAAAAACATTTTTCCGCAGGTAGAATTGCAAGCTGACAGTAAGTCAGCATCACGATGGGGGACTAACTTTCTTGGTGAATATTTTGCTATTGGTGTTGGTGGTGCTCTGGCTGGACGTGGAGCTGATCTATTTATTATTGATGATCCGCATTCAGAACAAGAAGCTAAGACCGGAAGACCCGAGGTGTTTTTACCCGCCTGGGAGTGGTTTCAGTCTGGTCCTTTGCAACGTCTTATGCCTGGTGGTGCTATTATTATCGTTATGACTAGATGGTCAAAACTTGATCTGACTGGGCAGATTCTTAAACAGATGGATGATATTGATGATGCTGAACCGTGGGAAGTAATTCAGTTTCCAGCTATTAAAGATGACGGTGAAAGTTTATGGCCTGAGTTTTGGCCGGTTGAGGAGTTACTGGCTAAGAAAGCCGTACTTGACATTAGATACTGGAATGCTCAATATATGCAAAATCCTGTGTCAGAAGAAGGTGCTCTGATCAAACGGGAATGGTGGAATATATGGGAGGAAGATGAACCGCCACAATGTGAGTATATTATTATGTCGCTCGATGCGGCGCAGGAATCAAACAATCGTTCGGACTACAATGCGCTTACGACGTGGGGGGTTTTCTTCAATGAAGAAGTTGGGAATTACAACATCATACTTTTGAATGCGATTAAAAGACGTTTGGAGTTTCCGGAACTTAAAAAGCTTTGTATTGAAGAATATAAGACATGGCAGCCGGATTCGTTCATGGTTGAAAAGAAGTCCAATGGAGCGGCACTATACCAAGAGTTTAGGCGTATGGGTATTCCGGCGCAGGAGTTTACACCTGGCAAAAGTCAAGACAAAATCGCTCGAGTTAATGCTATCTCTGATCTGTTCTCGGGAGGAATCGTCTGGGCACCTGCGCACAGGTGGGCTAAAGATGTAATTGAAGAATGTAATGATTTTCCTAGCGGTCTTAACGACGACCTGGTAGACTCAACTACCCTTGCTCTGTTAAGATTTAGGCAGGGTGGATTTATACGTCTACCAAATGATGAACCAGAAGATAACTTGCTTTACAAATACCGCAAAAAAGTGGCTTACTATTAAGGATAGATTATGGCAATAGATAAGGCGTTATATCAGGCCCCACAGGGAATAGATCAACTAGCAGATGATACTGGCGACCACGCCTTAGAAATTCATATTGAAGATCCAGAAGCAGTAGAGATTGGCATGGACGGTGAGCCGCTGATCAGAATGGAGAAAGATGACGAGCCAGATGACTTTGATCAGAACTTGGCTGAAGTGTTAGATGAACAGGTATTACAGTCATTAGCCAGTGAATTAACAGCGGATTTTGATAGCGATATCTCCGCTAGAAAAGACTGGATACAAACTTATGTGGATGGCTTAGAACTTCTAGGCCTAAAAATTGAAGAGAGAGCCGAACCGTGGGAAGGGGCTTGTGGGGTTTACCATCCACTCCTAGCAGAAGCTGTAGTCAGATTCCAAGCAGAAACAATGATGGAAACATTCCCTGCAGCTGGCCCAGTTAAGACACAGATTATTGGCAAAGAAACCCCTGAGAAGAAAGCTGCTGCTCAGCGAGTACAAGATGATATGAACTACCAGATCACGGATGTGATGAAAGAGTTTAGACCTGAGCATGAAAGAATGTTATGGGGACTTGGACTTGCCGGTAATGCGTTTAAGAAAGTATATTTTGATCCGTCTTTACAAAGACAAGTATCTATATATGTACCAGCAGAAGATGTCGTAGTTCCATACGGGGCATCAAGTCTTGAGTCTGCAGAGCGTGTGACACACGTCATGCGTAAGACAGAAAATGATGTACTAAAACTTCAGCATGAAGGGTTTTATAGACAGGTTGATCTTGGTGAACCTGTACAAGTCATGGATGAGATTGAGAAGAAAATTGCTGAGAAGTTAGGGTTTAGAGCTACAACAGACGACAGATTTAAGTTATTAGAGATGCATGTTGAGCTTGATCTTCCTGGGTTTGAACATGAAGATGATGAGGGTGAACACACAGGTATAGGTCTACCATACGTGGTTACTATAGAGAAAGGTACTAATACTATATTAGCTATTAGACGCAACTGGAGACCAGAAGATGAAACACATCGCAAAAGAGATCACTTTGTACATTACCCATATATTCCAGGATTTGGCTTCTATGCTTTTGGTCTTATTCATCTTATTGGTGCTTTTGCCAAGTCTGGCACTTCCCTTATTCGTCAACTGGTCGACGCTGGCACATTATCTAACTTGCCCGGTGGTTTCAAGACACGTGGTATGCGAATCAAAGGAGATGATACACCGATAGCCCCAGGAGAATGGCGAGATGCAGACGTAACAAGTGGGTCTTTACGAGACAATATGTTACCGATGCCTTACAAAGAACCAAGTACAGTTTTATATCAGTTATTTCAAACTATCATAGATGAAGCTAGAAAGTTTGCTGGATCTACTGAGTTACAAGCATCCGACATGAGCGCTAATGCTCCTGTTGGAACAACATTAGCTATCTTAGAAAGAACTCTAAAAACAATGAGTGCTATACAGTCACGTATACACTATGCAATGAAGCAAGAGTTTCAACTTCTTAAAGATATTATTAGAGATTACACTCCAGAAGAATATGAGTACGAGCCTGAAGAAGGTGATCGTATGGCTAAAAAGTCAGACTACGATATGGTCTACGTTCTTCCTGTTTCCGATCCCAACGCAGCAACTATGGCGCAAAAGGTTGTACAGTATCAAGCAGCTCTACAACTCGCTCAGACCGCACCGCAGCTCTATGATCTACCTATACTCCATCGTCAGATGTTGGATGTGTTGGGAATCAAAAACTATCAGAAATTGGTACCGTTACCAGAGGATATGAAGCCTCGTGACCCAATAACTGAGAACCAGAACTTACTATCTGGTAAACCTGTCAAAGCCTTCCTCTATCAAGATCATCAGGCTCACATAACATCTCATCAATCAATGATGCAAGATCCACATATAGGTATGTTGTTGCAGTCAAATCCACAACTAGCTCAGCAAATTCAAGCGGCTGTTGCTGCCCACGTGTTTGAGCATTTAGGTATGGAGTACCGCAAACAGATAGAAGATAAGATGGGTGTTGCTTTACCACCTCCTCCAGAAAATGAGGATGAAGAAGAGAAAGGCATGTCTCCAGAAATGGAGGTTCAGATCTCCAGAATGGCGGCTCAAGCAGCTCAACAAGTCTTACAAGAATCTCAGCAATCAGCTAAACAACAGCAGGCTCAGCAGCAAGCACAAGATCCGATCATCCAGCTTCAGCAACAAGAAGTTCAGATTAAGATGCAAGAGCAACAAAGAAAAGCTCAGAAAGATCAGCAAGACTTCCAGATTAAACAGTTGCAACTTCAGATTGAACAGCAAAGAATTGCGGCTCAACAAGAAACTGAAGGAGCTAAGATGGCTATCCAAGCTCAGCTTGCTAAGAGTAAAGAACGTACCCAACAGGAAACTGATGGTGCAAGACTAGCTATTGATATAGGTAAAACTCGTGAACAACATGCTCATCAGAAAGAAGTAACAAGAATGCAGACGGATGTACAAAGAGAATTAGCAGCAAAGCAGTCGGAAGCACAAACTAAACAACCCAAAAAGGAAAGTAAATAATGGATGCTGATACAGCATTAAATCATCTAGCACGTCAGTTAGATGAAAAGGTTTTACAACTTCAAGAGGCATTAGCAGACGGACGGATTGATACTTTTGAAGAGTATAGAAGAGTATGCGGGGAAGTTAAAGGTCTACTTACCGCACGTAATTATGCGTTAGACCTTAAACAAAAATTGGAGATCTCAGATGAGTAATCTTACGGATGTAGACTTAAGTAGAGCAATAGACTTAGGGGCAATAATGCAGCAAGCCGAAGGAAAGGCTAGACAACTTCCAGAACCGAAAGGATATCGCATTCTGTGCGCGATCCCAGAAACTGAAGAAGCTTTCGATAATGGTATTCTTAAATCAGACATAACAAGACGACACGATGAGTTACTAACTACAGTGTTATTTGTTGTTAAGATGGGGCCTGATTGTTATAAAGACCCTGAGCGTTTTCCATCTGGAGCGTATTGTAAAGAAGGGGATTTTGTTTTGACAAGACCCAACGCTGGCACACGTCTAGTTATACATGGAAAAGAATTCCGCATTATTAATGATGATTCTGTTGAGGCAGTAGTACAAGACCCTCGCGGTATCACACGTAAGTTTGTTTAGGAGGTTATATGGCAGAAGCTTACAAATTCCCCGATGAAGTAGAAAACGAAGCTACAGAGGACAAACTAGACATATCTTTAGAAGAAGGCGATGATGTTGAAGTTGAGATTGTCGACGATACACCTAAAGATGACCGTCATAGAAAGCCTTTGGAAGCAGAAGTAAAAGATCAACTTGAGTCTTTAGACGAGTCCGAAGATTATTCTAAAAATGTAAAAGAGAAGTTTTCTCAATACAAGAAGGCTTGGCATGAAGAAAGAAGAGCAAAAGAGGCTGCTTTACGTGAACAACAAGAGGCTTTAAGAGCTGCTCAGGCTATTTTAGACGAAAATAAACGTCTACAAAATATGCTGAAAAGTGGTGAAAAAGAGTTAAATTCCAACTATAAATCAGCCGCAAAAGCTGAGTTAGAGAAGGCAAAACAGGATTATAAAGATGCTTATGATTCTGGAGACTCTGATAGGCTCTTAAAAGCACAAGAAGCGATGGTAAAAGCACAGTTAAAACTTGATAAAGCTAAAAAGTTTAAAAATACTGTACAAAATACTCAAAATGATGTAAAAATACAATCACAGCAATATATTCCTCAGCAAGTTCAGCCCCAAATGGACCCTAAATTAGCTGAGTGGGTGTCACGGAATCAGTGGTTTGTTGATCCGACTAAAAAACGGATGAAAGTATACGCTGAGACATACCATGAAGAATTGCAAAACAAATACGGAATGGGTTTCGTTGGTACAGACGAATACTACAAGCGTATTGACAATGAAATGAAAACCAGATTTCCGGATGAGTTTGGTGAAGTAGCAAAAAACGATGAGGACAAACCTCAACGTACGTCAAAACTAAGCACGGTAGTGGCACCAGCGAAAAGAAGTACCGCGTCTAAAAGAATCGTACTTACTAAATCAGCTCAAGCTATCGCAAAAAAGCTTGGCTTAACCCCCGAGCAATATGCCCGTGAATTTGTTAAATTGGAGGCCTAAAAATGGCAACAAATAGATTACAACGTGAGATGGAAAACCGTGAATTAAAAGAGCGTCCTAAACAGTGGATGCCTCCTGAACTTCTCCCTGAGCCTGATAAACAGGCTGGTTTTGCTTATCGCTGGATTCGTGTATCAATGTTAAACGCTGCTGATCCCCGCAATATTTCTGCGAAATTTCGTGAGGGTTGGGAACCGGTGCATGTAGACGAACAACCGCAATACAGACTGTTAGCCTCTCGTGAAGGTCAATATAAAGACAATATCGAGATAGGCGGATTATTACTCTGCAAAATCCCTGAAGAAATTGTAGAACAACGTATGGCTTATGAACAAGGTCAGACGGCTGCTCAAGCGGATGCTGTAGATAATAATTTGATGCGCCAAAGTGATTCTAGAATGCCAATCTTTATGGAGAGAAAATCTAGCGTAACTTTTGGTAATGGTGGTTCTTAACAATTTTTTAGGAGATTTAAATGGCTTATCCTACAGTATCAAGTCCTTACGGACTAAAGCCAGTTAACCTAATTGGTGGTCGTGTATTTGCGGGCTCTACTCGCATGTTCCCTATCACTAACGGTTATAGCACTAGTTTGTTCAATGGCGACATTGTTCAGATTGGTACTGGCGCAAATATCGGTAACTTAGTTACCTCAACATTAGCATATAACGCTTCATCTGCAGTTGCAGGTACTATTGGTATCTTCGTTGGTGCTGAGTACTCAACAACTGGCGGACCAATCTATGGTAAAAACCGTTATCAATTCTGGAATGCTTCTACAAGCGCTCCTGATGCGATCGGTTATGTAGTTGACGATCCACAAGCTGTATTCCAAACTGCGGTTGTTGTTAACCCAGCTGGTACTGGTGGTTCTACTACAATCCAGTATATTAACCCAGCTTTTGTCGGATCTAATGCTTATTACATTGGTAACGCTGCTGGTAATACTGGTTCTACCACAACTGGTGATTCTTTAGCAGGTATTGCAGTTTCTGCATCTGCTACTGTATCAACACCGCTTACTAGTTCTGCACCGTTCCGTATTGTTCAGTTAGTTAAAGAGTCTGCTGTAACTGTTGCTGCTAACGCCACAAGCTCAAGCACAACTATTACTCTATCTGCTGCTAATAGTGCAATTACCCCTGGTATGGCTGTTTCTGGTCCTGGCATCACTGCTGGATCAAATACATACGTAACAGCGGTTTCAGGAACGTCTGTTACTATTAACAACGCAGTAGCGACTGCTCAAGCAACAGCTGCGCAGTTTTCTTTCACTGGCTATCCAGAAGCATTAGTAACATGGAACTTCGGTTATCATAGTTATTTCAATGCAACTGGCGTTTAATTAAGGAGCATTTAAATGGCTATTTCTCGCGCACAACTACTTAAAGAGCTCCTACCCGGTCTTAACGCCTTGTTTGGATTGGAGTACGCTCGCTATGGTGAAGAACACAAAGAAATCTATGAAACAGAGACTTCTGAGCGTTCTTTTGAAGAAGAAACAAAACTATCTGGTTTCTCAGCTGCACCAGTCAAAAACGAAGGCCAAGCCATCGCGTATGACAATGCACAAGAAGCATGGACAGCTCGCTATAACCATGAGACTATCGCTCTCGGTTTCTCTTTAACAGAAGAGGCAATCGAAGATAACTTGTATGACTCATTGTCTGCACGTTATACAAAGGGCTTAGCTCGTGCTATGGCATATACCAAGCAAGTTAAAGCTGCTGCGGTATTGAACAACGGTTTCAACGGCCAAGTAACATACGGTGACGGACAACCTTTATTCTCTACACAGCATCCTTTGATTTCTGGTGGCGTTAACGCTAACACTCCATCAACTCCTGCTGACTTGAACGAAACTGCATTGGAAAATGCTGTTATTCAGATCGCTGCATGGACTGATGAACGTGGACTCTTGATCGCTGCTAGACCTAAGAAGCTTGTTGTTCCACCTGCATTGCAATTCGTTGCTACACGTTTGTTAGAAACAGAACTACGTGTTGGTACAAACAACAACGATATCAACGCAATTAAGAACAATGGTTCTATTCCAGAAGGTTATACAATTAACCACTTCTTGACAGCAACCAATGCTTGGTTCTTAACTACTGATGTTCCAAATGGCTTAAAGCACTTCGTTCGTGTTCCTTTACAGAACTCAATGGACGGAGACTTTGATACTGGTAACGTACGTTACAAGTCTCGTGAGCGTTATTCATTCGGTGTATCAGATCCGTTAGGTATCTACGGTTCTTACTAAGATGTGAAGGGGGCTTAAAAAACCCCCTTTTTTATTGCATTATTTTTTATTTATAGTATTATCTTATTAACTGGGTGATTAACTATTCCACCACTGCCCCAGCAGACGATGCAACGATTGGGATAGTAACTTTTGCATAAGGAGTCCATTATGGGACGTAGTACATTTGAAGGCCCAATTTTATCGGGCGATAATCGTTTTGGTCCACAACGTGACGTTGGTCCAGCCTTGTTAGCTCAACAAGCGTTTTTAGATTTCTCTGTAACATCAGCAGGTCAAGCTGGTTATGGTGGCGGATCTAGAGTATTTGTTACATCAAATAATATTCCTAACCAAGCAGCTACTATCTGGACACCACAAAGTGGTATTTATAGTAACTCTGGTCCTACAGTAGCTTCTGCTCCTACAGCGGATACTTCAGGAACTGTTTATCGTGGCGCAGTATTTTTAGTTCCACAAGGCTCAAACATTACTGATGTTATCGTTGATGTTGGTGTATTACCTACTGACGGTTCAGTAACTGCTAACTCAATTCAACCATATGTTTCTAACAACTTTGCAACTTCAACAGGTGTATACGCTACTATGGCTGCTATTACTTCAGCTACTCGTGGTACAGCTACATTTGTTGGTACACAGTTAGACTATGCTTATGGTACATTGCAAGATGTTCAAAATATTCAACCTGGTACACAACCTTCATGGTTCAGCCAAGTTGTTGTGACATTAAAGATTACTAATACAAGCTTGACTACACCTACATCTGGTCAAATTGCTATTACGTTAAAGTATGCACAGCAAGATATGAACATTGGTAATGCAACAACTTACCCATATGGTAACTTTGACTAATTAATCCGGGGGGTCTTCGGGCCCCTTTTTAAAATCTTAGGAGATTAATATGGCACAAAGCTCAAGTGGAATACCAAGTACCAATAATTCGGTAAACTCAATTACTCGTCAAGCGAAATATGAGCCGTTTGATTTACAAGTTGCTCGTGGTCAAATTTATGGTCATAGTGTTTTAAATATCTATGGCTACCAAGCATCGGTAGGCACATCTTTTGTTCCTGTATGGGAAGGCAATACTACTTACACTTTCCCATTATCTGCTATTCAGATGCATCTTGTTAGTTCTGTTAACACTGGTGCTGATGCAACTGCGTTAATCACTATTAACGGCTTGGATGCAAATTACAATCAAATTTCTGAAACTATTAAGTTGAACGGTACAACAGCTGTAACTACAGTGAAATCTTATTTCCGTATCAATAGTATGTCAGTAACAAGTGGTGCTCCTACTGGTAACATTACTTTAAAAGATACATCAGATACAACTTTGTACGCAGAGATTGCAGCAGGTAATGGTCGTACTTTAATGGGTATTTATACCGTACCAGCAGGATATACTTATTATTTGAGTCGTATTGACATCAATACTAGTTTAAATGCCAATCCAGCAGGATTTGCAACATATCAAAACTATCAAACAAGTAGTTCAGGTGTACCAACTGTTACTATCATTGCCCCATTTACAAATAACTATCATACACAACGAGTAATGCCAAGGCTTGTTGCTGAAAAAACAGATATCCAATTGCAAGCAAAAGTTAGCACTGGTACTGCTGCTTTAACAGTTTCGCAAGAAGGTTACTTAATTTCTAACGGATCGTAATGTGGCTACTAAGAAGAAAGGACCCAGTCTCGCAGTTGGAAGAGGCGAAAAACTCCCGGTTTCTAAAGGGGCTGGACTTACTGCTAAAGGTCGTTCGAAATATAACAGGGAAACTGGATCGCACTTAAAAGCTCCCCAACCTGAAGGCGGACCTCGTAAGAAATCATTCTGCGCCCGTATGTCTGGTATGCCTGGACCAATGAAAGATGAGAACGGCAAACCAACACGTAAAGCAGCAAGCCTTAAAAGGTGGAAATGCTAAATGACTATCTATGAAATATTAACTGTGGTAGCCTATGTACTAGGGGCGATTGTAAGCTTTGTACTGAAAGAAAAAGCTAGTGAATTACAACGTCAAGGTATATTATTGAATAAAACTCGTGAGGAAATTGCTCGTGATTACATTACTAAAAGTGAAGTTCGCAGCGATATGGACCAAATTATTAACCGCTTTGACAGGCTCGAAGCAAAACTCGACAGATTCATCGAAGGACACAAGTAATGCCGAGCAAAAGTAAATCTCAGCATAATTTGATGGAGGCGGTTGCCCACTCCCCGGCATTCGCTAAGAAGGTAGGTATCCCACAATCCGTGGGTAAAGATTTTAGTGAAGCCGATAAAGGCAAAAAATTTAAGAAAGGTGGTGATGTGATGGCAACAATGAATCCAGCAATGGCAAGACGTATGATGATGGCGAAGAAAGCGGCATCTATGGGTGCAGGACCTGCTCCAGCAGCTCCAGCAGCAGCAGGGATGGGCATGAAAAAAGGAGGAAAGACTGTGAAGAAAATGGCAAGTGGCGGTATGGCAAAAGAGACTATGGGCAAAGTTAGAGTAGCTGCTCCTAGTAAAGATGGTATTGCTGAACGTGGTCATACACGTGCAATGATGCCTAAAATGGCCGGTTCAACAACCGGAATGAAAAAAGGCGGAATGGCTAAGAAAGGAAAATGTTAATCATGGAACATAAACATAATGTAGAACATGTAAAACAACACGCCGCTGGTCATATGCATGAGCAAGAAAAAGTGTCTAAGCATTATGGAGACCCAGCTCACAAAATGCATCATGAGCATGTAAAAGCTATGTGCGGTGGCGGCATGACTAAGGGTAAAAAGTGAGAGCGTCTCGTGGGATGGGAGATATTAGCCCATCCAAAATGCCTAAAGCTAAAACGGTTGTCCGTAAGGATAACCCTGATGATGTCACGATGTATAAAAAAGGTGGCGAAGTTTGGGATAAGCCTAGACCAAAAAGTTTAGGTAAACCAAAGCATTTAAGTTCTGCTAAAAAAGCCTCGGCAAAAGCAGCAGCCAAAGCAGCTGGTAGACCTTATCCTAATTTAATTGATAACATGAAAGCAGCGAGGAAAAAATGAATTTATTTGAAAGAGTCATGATGCATATTAAAAGCACTGGACACGCAATAGAGAGCGAAGAACATAATTTATTAAATGACTTTGTTACTTATTTAGGTAGTGATAAAGTAGTTTCTAGTTTTTCAGATTCTCCAGTTGTTAAAAGTTTTGTGGCTTCTATTGTTCCACAACCTGATCCTACACCTGTAGTTATTGCTCCTCCACCAGTAATTCCAGCACCTGAACCAGAACCTGTTGTTGGAGCTCCAGTAGAAACACCTGTACCTGTTGAAACCCCATCTGTGAGTTAATCCATGAGTACATCTGGGTTATCCACGTTCAATCTCGATATGGGCGACCTCGTTGAGGAAGCCTTTGAAAGATGCGGGTCACAGTCACGTTCTGGATATGATTTTAGAACGGCTGCTCGTAGTGTTAACTTATTAACTATTGAATGGGCTAATCGTGGTATTAATCTTTGGACTATTGAGCAAGGTCAAATACCTATCAACATTAATGCTGGACAAATTAGTTACCCAATTCCTGTAGATACTATTGATTTATATGATCACGTTATTCGTCAGGGTTCAGGACAAAACCAAGTAGATATTAATATAACTCGTATATCTGCTGATACATATCTTACTATTCCTACTAAAAATGCTTATGGAAGACCTATCCAAGTTTGGGTAGATAGACAGTCAGGTAACGTAGATTCAACTCCTACAACTACATTAACACAAGCTGCTGGAGCAACTGATACGACTTTGTATGTAGCTAGTACAGCCAATTTAAGAAGTCAAGGTTATATTAATATAGATGGAGAAACTATACTCTATCAAAACTTAGGTTCAGCTAATACTAGCAACGCTAATCAACTTTTAAATTGTTTCCGTGGACAAAATAATACAACTGCTATAGCACATAATTCAGGCGCTAATGTTTACATAAATTATTTACCTAATGTTAATATTTGGCCTACTGGTGTTCCTGGTACTCAATATAATTTTGTTTACTGGCGTATGAGACGTTTACAAGACGCAGGTATAGGTGTGATCAATCAAGATATTCCATTCCGTTGGATTCCTGTTATGGTTGCAGGATTGTCGTTTTATATTTCTTTAAAACTTATGGGTATTGATCCTAATCGTATTCCTATGTTAAAAACTGAATATGAACAGCAGTTTGCGTTAGCAGCTGATGAGGATAGAGAAAAAGCTGCTTGGCGTATTGTGCCTCGCAACATGAATTATTATAGGTAAACTATGCCAAATAAGTTTGCTTCTGGTAAACATTCGATTGCGGAGTGTGACCGTTGTGGCGAAAGATTTAAGTTGCATGAACTACGTACTGAGACTCTTAAGACTAAACCTTTTAAGATAAAAGTATGTAGACCTTGTTGGGATCCTGATCATCCACAATTGCAGTTAGGTATGTATCCTGTTTCTGACCCGCAGGGTGTACGTGAACCAAGACCAGATGTATCATATTACACATCAGGTAGTACAGGTTTATACGTAAGTCCTGTAGCAAGTAACGATATTAATAATGCAGGTTATCCGTCTGATGGTAGTAGACAGACACAGTGGGGTTGGAATCCAGTTGGCGGGGCAAGAGGATTTGCTGATTCTTTTGTTCCAAATGACTTGAATTTAGTGATTACAATAGGTACAGTTACTGTATCGACAACTTAGGAGTATTAAAATGGCAACTATGAAACATGATGACGAAGCACAAGATAAAAAACTTATCAGCAAAATGCTAAAAGAAAAAGGTCTTAAGCATGGCGGTAAAGTTAAAAAGATGGCTAAAGGTGGCGTGACAGGCAAAGCAATGAAAGCAGTAGGTCGTAATTTGGCTCGTGCTCATAACCAAAAACCTGGGAGCAAATAATGGCTACTCAGATTAAACCAACTACTAGAAATAGTTCGCCTATGCATACTGGGCGTGCTAAGAATAATGGTCCAGCAGAAGAGTACGAAAAGAATGGTACTGGCGTAGCTGCAGAACGTAAAGCTACTGGACATGATATGAAAGATCCAAATACTATGAGAGCCGATGAACTAGTCCCTGGCGGTCCTGCTATGACTGTATCTATCGGTAACAAGACTCGTGGACCAAAGACTGATGGTATTGAAGTCCGTGGTTCCGGTGCAGCAACCAAAGGGCGTATGGCACGTGGCCCGATGGCTTAATTTTAACTAAAGAGGAAAATATGAACTTTCAATTAGAACAAAATGAATTTGAATTTGTGTGTAATGTATTAGGTGAATTACCTACTAAAAGCGGCGCGTTTATGGTTTTACAAAAACTGCAAGCAC